TAACCGTAAACTTTTAGTAATTCAGCGAATACATTACTAAAATCCTCAGCAACTAATTTGTGGCAACGCATTGTAGTCACTTTTGTTTTTAAGTCCCAAGCTAAACGCATAGGATAAGGAAGTTTTATCGTAGTTAAATAACCACCTTGCTGAGTTGGTTTTCCAAATTTTGCAATTGCTTGTTGTGTAGTTATCATTTCTTTTGCTTTTTAGTCATTATTTTTTTAAATTCTACCTCTGCTTTATTTATAGAACAAAGTAATTGAAGTCGCGTTTCTGTAACTTCGTCCCGAATATCATATTTAACAATAGCACAAATCATTTATTTCTTATTCATTAACTCTAACATATTGTGAGTGAATTCATTATAACTGTTATTTACCTTTAAAAGAGTTTCGTTATTAGCTTTTAATTCGCTTATAAAGTCTTTATTTAAGGATTGTACGTTTTTATATAAATATATAACGGTAGCACCTAGCGCTATTGAAACAATCATCAAAGTCCCAACTATTGTAGCGTCATTTATTGCGACTATTTCTTTTAAATCCGAGGCAGTTTGTAAAAAAATCATTTATAAAGTTTATTTTTAATGTAAAACAAAATAGATAAAAATAGAACCATTGCAGAAGTTATGATTATATACCAAAAACTGTAAAAATCATAACCACACAATAAACGCCCTATTATATCAATAAAATTAATAAACAACAAACCAACTGGTGATAATCGCGTTAAGATACAAAAATTTTTATTAAGTGTAAAGAAATAAATAAAAAGAATATTTGTAACAATTGAACACCCTGCGGAATTACCAGCAATTACATAATAATTAAAATTATCGTTATCAACAAAAGCCGAAGCAAATGCAACGGCTAATAGTGTAATAGGCAATAAGTATAAATACCTTTTCATTATGGCTTAGGATTTTTTATACCGCCTCCTTGTAAATCATTATCTTTAGAAGCGCTAACAAGTTTGTTTCCTGTAAAATAAGCCAAACATAACGCACCAAATCCTTTAACTATGTTTAACCAAAATAAATCAGTTATAAGATGCTCTAATATTTGATATTTTGCGTCTAAAACAAAAGACAAAACAAAAGAAATTACTACCCAATACTTTTTTAAACTTTTCTTCATTTTTACTTATAATTAATAATTAATATTTAATAAATTTTATTGATTTGAAAATTGAAACAAATGTCAGTCCTAAATAAATAAAACCCCACACCCATATCCAATTCGTGTTTATTTTTCTTAAATTATTGCAATATTTTAAATTTGATTTATGTAATTCATTTAATGATTTTGCAATTATCCAATCATAGTCGTGTTCCACAGATAAAGGCTCTAATCCTTTTATGAGCCACCTATCGTTAATAACAGATGTTCCGTTATATTCATTCGGTTTTTCTGTAAAATATCGCCAAGCATTTTCAAAAGAATTAAAGTCTATTCCAAAACTTCCATATATAGATTTTATAAGAACAAAATCCCTACACATTATATTTTTTGGCGTGTATTTAAAGTAATTGTTAGTTGATTTCTTATTTAAAAACCAAACAACTACTAAAAATGGTATAATTAATAAATACATCATAACGCGTCAAATTGATTATAATAGTTTTGAATGTCTGTATCAGAAGGGTTTTCAGGGAAATTTTTAACTAATTCAAAAGCTATATCTAACTTACCCCATTGGTATAATTCTACTAGTGTTCGGCATTTAGTTCTAAAATCAATTGCCATCCCTTCAAAAGCATCAAGTCTACTTTTCGCATATTCATATCTAATAATAATTAAAGTGTACATTTTTTCTAATTGTGTACCGCTTAAATCATTGTAACCATAGGAAGTAAGAATAGCATCTAAAATTGGAGTTGGAAAATCCCTTTCCATTTCTTTCTGTATAGCGTTTGAAATCGGAACATTAACTTCTAATCCTTTTGCGACTAAATACTTATTATCATACTCTCTTTTTTGTATTTGCAAATATTCATAACTCCCATATTTACCCATTGAGCTTGACAAAGCTCTATTCATTAAATAAGTGAAATACTCTATTATTTTTTCTTCATAAATTGGAGTGTTAATTAAGGCTATTTCTTCTGCCGTTGGCTCTACTATTTCAATTATATCATAAATAGCTCCATCAGGAATTAAACCAATATCTGAATACTCAATGTATGAGCCGTTTTCACTGTTAACTCTATATTTCTGTGCCATAATTAAAAGTTTCTTAAAAAGTTAGGTTTGTTCATCCAAAATCCCATAGCTTGTAATCCTAAAATATCAGTATTTCCTACAGCAGTAGATGTTAAAACAGCTCTACAGCCAGTACTTGAATTTCCTGAAAAAATATTGTAAGGTTGTATATTTGTCGTTATATCTTGGTTATATACTACTGTTCCATCTGTTTTTTTTACTTTAAATCTAACACGTTTGTTAATTGCATCGTTATCGATAACCTCTATCATACACAACAACCATTCGGTAGCCGTTATAGTGACAGCCGTTCCAGTTGACACGGTTGAGGCATATGCACATTTAGCTTGTAATTGATTTCCGGTTATGTTAAACCAAATACCCTGAGTTGTATTTTCAGTCGTGGTAGTTAAAGAAGATCCTCCTGGCATTCCTATAATAGCGGATAAATTAGTAGTTACAATTGGACAAATTACTCCAAAAAAAGTCACTCCCTTAAATGGAGTTGTTGGAAAACTATTTCCATCACTAAATCTTGCGCCACTATTAGCCACTCCATTCGCTGAATTTAATGTTATGTGCGAGTTACTATATTCATTTGTATTTGTAGTTTTTGACCCTTGAATAGTACCACTATTTAAAGCACCTCCAGTAAACGGGTAAGCACTTATGGTTGCTTGATTAAATTTTACCCATGCACCGATATTTTGAAGTATTGTTTCTTGTGGGAATTCTATTTCTAAAACATCGGTACTTGTTAACGCGGTTTCTCCACTACCAACTGAGCGATTATTCACCATTAACTTGAAAATCTGTCCCGTGTCAGTAACTAAGTACTCTACTATCTCATTTGAAGCAATAACAAAAGAAGTAACTCCGTTTATATACGTTAAAAATCCAGTCATATTCTGAGTGGATAGATTAGCGGAAGTAATTGTTTTTTTAGTTTGAGTGACCGAACCACTTCCACCGCCTTGATTATTATCTACTTTCTTAAACCATATACTACCATTGTTCGCTAATATGTCATCAATACCTAAAGTAATATTACCACTTCCAAAGTCACGAGTTCCTGCAACTGTGTTTTTGTATTCGTCACCTATACTACCAGTTCCATCTGTTAAAGCTGGTGTGTTAGTTACAATATTATAGTCTCCTTTAAAATGTGTTGCGGTTGTATCAATTGACCCACCACTATAATTAGCATCATACCCAATGTAATTAAGTGCTTTAAGTCTAATTTGTAAGTCGTCAAAGTTTGCGAATGTTTCAGCACTACCGCCAATATCATACACTTCAATTTCTGAAATAACGTATTTATATCGTTTAGCGCCGTAATACTCAACGATAAGAAATTTATCCGATTCCATCTTAGCGTATAGACGAGTTAAAGCAAAGAATCCATCTTTGTCGCTCCAATGCTTCCAAACTCCCTCCGATATTTTTATAATTTTTAATAATGCCATTATACTACTCTTTTAGTTACATTTATAACCATTCCATTATTCAATACCGTTGCATTTGCATCTGAATCAAACATTAAAGCGCAGTTGTAGTCTTTAGTATCTGTATTTCCTATGTATAACCAGTTACTAATATCGTTTACTGAATAAGTGCCAGCGGTTTTAAAATTACGTCTACAAAGGAATATTTGATAGTTTGACCCAGTACCTAAAGCAACGTCTAAATAAATATCTACATCTTGGTTCGCAGTAGTTGTTGTAATTGTTAAATCAGCTCTTACATCTACTTTGTCGCCTAATTCTAAAGCGTCAAACTCTAAAAAGTTTGTCGTAGTATTGAAAATATTAGGTATTGCGTCAAATTTAAAATTTAAATTTGTGTTTGCACCTCCTCCGTTATTGTTGATTTTTAAAGCAGTTCCAGTAAATGACTGCGATGGCAACGAGTTTGCATAGTCGTAAGTACCTAAATTTTGTATTGATTTTATAGGTTTTGAAAAAGACGTTGGAAATGGTATTTTTTTGTTATTTAATTCTAACTTAATACCATCTATCCAAATTCGAGAAAACCCACTAGGTGATGAAGGAGCTACTCGGTGAGTAAAAGTAAAATCTATTACATCGTTACTACTAAAAGAAAATGAGTTCCAAAAACAATATGAAATACTATTACCTAAACACAACTCAAAATCACACTCCATAGTGTCAAAAAGAATACCGTTTTGGAATATATTTAAAATTAACTTGTCGTTAAACGTCATAGTAGGTATAGCACTATTTCTAACAAACAAAGTAATGTAATAATACCCTGTATCTTTTAATGTTGTTGTAAATGCGCTCCCAAAATTAAAATCTAAGTCGGTAGATACATCGTTGTTGTAAACATTTATATTTTTACTGTCTCCTAATCCTATTAATTTATTTCTGTTATCGAAAGAAACATTAGCACTAGCAACTCCAGCCGTTTTTGTTATTGTTGGTAAATTATCAAATAATGAAGATGCAGGTAAAAGATTTTCGTTATATGTAGCGCTAAAATTTCTTATTAATCGTCCTATTGTAGCCATTAGTTTATTGCGTTATAAGTTGTTGAAATATATAGAATGTTTTCAGAATCAAAAAAAGCGGGGTTTAAAAAACAAACACCAGCATTTGTAAGTGTTATTTTTGTCATAAATCCCGATTCTGAAATACCAAAGAAATTATGGTCACGACTTGGTAAATATTCAGTATTTGAAATTGTAAACCAATTTTCAAACTCGGCTTGTCCTATTGTGTTATTTACGTCAAAAAAACCATTAATTGAAACAAATCTACCTTGCTTTACAATCTCTAAGTCATATTTTTTATTTGCATCTACGGAAGTAAGTACGTTTGCAGTTAATTCGGTATCGTTTATAATAGTTCCGTAGGCATTCGTTAATAAATCGGCTTGTACTGAACGCAATTCAGTAGCCGTTATATTAGTTCCACTTCCTAATAAAGTGTTTATAATAGTTGTTAAAGCTGTTTTTATCATTGTTTTTTAGTTTGTAAAGAAATCAGTTCCACTAAAATCAGCACTTGAGAAATCACCTGCGCTAATTGTAAATTTCCAATCTTCTTTGTTTGTTATTTGTATAGTTTGTCCGTAAACGTCTGTAATTATATTTGTTAAAAAATAATAGTTTCCATTCGGTAAAATAGGCATTGAAAAATCATAAACAGATGTTAAAGCGATTGTATTTAATAAAACATCTGTATCATAATCGTACAAGTATATTATACCCCCATTATTATCAATATCGTGGTTAAAAGTAGCTTCTCCAGTTGTTGGAATCGTAACTAAAGTATAATCCCCTAAAGGCGACCTTGTTAATAATTCTAAAGGAGGCAATATTTGGTAAACATCCGTATAAGTGTCTTTGTAATTAAATCCAGCCGTAAAATTTAAAGTAAATAAGTTACTCATTCCTATACGCTCACTAACTGTCGGAGCTTGTACAGTTGTAATCCTTACACCGTTCAAATAACAAACATCACTATTTAATGCACTAAATAAACTTTCGATATTTAATGAATCAATATTATCTATTGTGTATTGCTTGTCAGTACTTTTTATAACTCTACTCTTACGAATTACACCGTTTAACTGGGTGTATATTTGGCTATCTTCTTTCGGAATTGGTAAAACATAGTTACCGCTTAATCGAATAGACTGATAGTAATTAAACAAATTATAATGTATGCCATCGTATTTTGAATAACTCTTATAATCTAATCTAAAGCTGTTTTTTTCTTCTTCTGCTGTTACTAAAAAAGCGTTTGAATACACAATGCAGTCGCCTCCGATTTGAGTTAATTTCAAATACAACTTTTCGTAGTAGAAATCCTGACCAATTGGCGCAATTTCAAAAGCTATTTGATAAATACCGTTATTATCTTGTGATTCTACTATAAATACCTTATCTGTAATATCCGAAAGAACTTTACCACTACAGTCAATTAATTCAGCAGTATAACTGTCATCAAAAGCAATATTTACATTCGAATTAGATATTTGTAAATATTTCTCTTTCGGGTGCAGTATAACCGTTTGATTATAAAAATACTCCGAATCGATTAACTCGTCGCTTTTCGCAACAGCAAAAGAAGTATTCAATCTTAAAAAACTAAAATCTATCATCCTATTGCTATTAATAATTCATCTATACTGTTATAAATCACTCCATTGTATTTAACCTTATCGAAATAAGTACGATTACACAAATTTATATTATTTTCGTCAAAGAATTGTATAAATCCGTTAAAAATGTTATACATTTTTTCAGTTACTATTTTTGTTGGATAACCAACCTCGTTAATTGTAAGTATTCCGCTTGCATAATTGATAACTAAAAAGTCGCTTTCATTCTTTTCTTCTAAAGTTAATTTAAGTTCGTTATACTTCCAATTATGGTCTAACTTTTTAATATAACCTTTTACAATTCTACCCTCTTGGTCCTGAACTCTTACAAAACCTCTATCATTTTGTACTTTTCCGATTAATTCCTTAACACTTTCAAAGGTAGCTGTTACCGTAGTAGTTATTATATTTTGATTAAGTATTTTATAGTCTGTAATATCTTGTATAACAATTGGGTCGTTTTCTTTAATTGGTAAAGGTTCGCCAGTAAATTGAGTAATACAATCTCCGTTATTCTTAAAGAATGTATTTTTAATTGACTTCTCAACTATAAATTTCCCTGCAGTAGCTAAATAAGCATACCAATAACGTATATTTCTTTTAATAGAATAACGTAAGTTACCGAATTTATCAGCACTTGGTAAATTAGCACTATAAATTAAACCTTGATTTGTACGCGTTACATACTGAACATTTGTAAGAGGGTAATCAATAATAAATACCATTGTACCACTATTTACAACTGATGTATATATCAATACTATTTCACGAGCCGTATAACTTTCAACTACTACATTTACACCGTTAACTTTAATTGTGTTACCTACATTAAAACCTAATAAATTCCAACTAAAACTATCATCTGATAAAATAACAACTCTACTACCATTACTTGAATAGCGTAAAAAAGCCGTGAATTTACGTCGAGAGTTTGGTGCTAAACTCGTTACATCGCTAATAAATATTTCGTCGTCTGTATCTTCTGAATTGTCTGTTATTCTTGTATTACGACGTTTAACGCTTTCAATACGCATTGAATCCCTTGTAAAAGGGGTTTTAACGTCCTTTTTATCCATTGAGTTATTCGCTGGAATATACCATTGTGTATCTGTATGTATAGATTGTAAAGTTCCTGATTCGCCCCTGAACTCTTCATAATGTTCATACCCTAACGAAAACTCATTTATTAAATAGCGTCCGTTTTTAGTGTATTTAAAATTCTTATCAGGTGCTATCAAAAAGCCACCCATGTCAATATTTTGGTAGAAATCTTCATATTGACCTATCCTAACCTCGTTATCGTTTATTTGAGCGTCGCCATTGAACTCCATTAAACTGTCAACTGTTTCTTTTAACTCTAAATAAAACGGTTTGTCTGTTATTTGGCGGATAAGTTTACCAGTATAGCACATATTATCGTAAAACTCACCACCTACGTCAAACTTGGGAGCGTTAACTGGTAAATTCGACCCAATACCTTTATAATTTTGTTTGATTAAATCTACATATCGTACAGCCTCAATAACACTATCAATTGCGGTACTTGTTGCTGATATTTTAGTATTAAAAGCCGAAATAGTTTGGAAAGTAGAGGCTGAACCAGTTCCAACTCTAGTGCGACCGAAAATCCATACTTTTGCCCCTTTTGGCACTACTGGGATTGTATATGTTATATCACTATTATATGCAAAAGACCCGCCAACCATTACACCGCTATCGTAAACAGCGTGCGCTCCAATAGGGAACAATGTAGAGTAACCCCAAACAATCCTAAAACTACTTTCTGCTGAACCAAAAACAGTTTGGAAATATAAGAAATCAGTTATTTCTATTTTAACATTTGTTAACTGTTCTACTGCTTCTAATACTGCAAATTCAGCCATAGAATCGTAATCATCAAAATTTGAAACAGTCAAGGCGCTTAACCAGCTTAAAGAATTTTCAATTTCGTACTTAATACTTTGTTTACAGGGGTTATAATAATAGTACAAATCTGTAAATGGGTGTGTTGGCAAACCTAAACTTACCCACCCCTCAGGACTTTGCCACGTCGATACACCGTTAATAGGTAAAGCCGTTAATAACAGCCTTTGCGTTGTAATTGGTGTTATTGTATTATCGTCTAAGTCTTTATTACTAAACGCATCTACTTTAATTGTATTACGCTTTTTAATAAGTGCCTTTTGCGTGTCTTGTATTAGCTTACATTTAAAGTAAGAAGTGTTGTCGGTTTCCGCTTCTCCAAAATCTAACTGAGCTATACTAAAATCAATGTTATCTAACTGTAATTTATATTTTACAATTGACTCAGTTCCGTTGCGTTTGTTTTCTTCAATAAGGAATCTCAAACCGCTTTCTTGGTGCGATAAAACAACGCCATTATTTAAAGTTCTTGGCACTTCTAATTCGTCGCCCTTTTCATCATAGAAAATAAAATCAACTTTATCGTTAAACGTGTAAGTGTCACGCGCATAATTACCTTGTTCAATAACAAAGTTGGAAGCATCAAAACCAATAGGCTCTAATACTTCAACTTCAAAATCACTAAATACTAAATAATGTTTAAAATTCATTATACACTTCTTTTAATAAATTTCTGTCTACTATTTAATATTTCAGCACCTCCGATTTTAGTTCTAAAACCTGCTTCGTCGATATTAATACTAACAGCCTCTTTATTTTTTATAACATCTGCCAATTTACTAATTTCTTGCTTAACCTCGCTAAAATCATTACCTTTTATTTCTGTTGGTAATGTGAAATTCATAAAAGACCCCATTGGATTAATTCCGTTTTTAGATAGTTCTTTGTTGATATAGTCGGAATGCGATTTATAAATCTTATCACCTTTCTCTAAATAACGTACATTCGCCCCTTTTGAACTACCTAAACTTTTAATATTGCCTTGCTTATCTGTGTGTACTTCTGGGCGTAATTCGTCGACCATTGCAAAACCCTCAGGAGCGTTATCTGTTCCTTTCCAAAACGCTGGCATTTTTTGAGAAGCTACCAAAGCAATTTGAGCCGCCCCCATTGCACCTAAAAATACAGCTCCAGCAGTTCCACCAATCCAACCCATTTGCCCGTAAGTAGTAGCAATAGCTTGAGCGGTATCAATAGCAATGTTTACTAAAGCTAATTGTTGCTTAGCTTTCCATTCTCTTTTTTGTATTTCTCGACGTTTTGCATCGGCTTGCTCTTGAATGCGTTCCTTTGCTTTTTCATTTTTACCAGCAAACCCAATAGCGAACTCCGTTTGTTTGTCCAGCCTGTTGTATTCTGCCTCGAAATTGGCTTGACTGATTTCGTTTATTTTATTAAAAACATCTTGTGCAACTTCTGAAACAACCGAAAACATAAACTGAAACTCTCTACCAGTTGCTTTTGCAGTAGCTAAAAGATTTTCAAATGTACTCTTACCATTAGCCTCAATAGTTGTAAACATTTTTAGACTGTCCATTCCTAAACCGTCCATTAAATCGTTTTTAAATCCGTCGAAATAAGAGTTTAAAGCACTTTCTTGTTGAGCTATTAATTCTGTATTAGCCTCGAAATTTTCTCCAATACCTTTAAGCGCATCAGCTGTGTTTTTACCTGACTCAGTTAAAGCGTTATTTGTATCTGTTAACTGCTCAATAGATTTATCAACGCCATCTATTAGCTGTTGATACATACGCCATTCGATATTATTTTTAGATAGTTGACGTTGTTCTTCTTCTAACTTAGCTTTTTGACGTTCTAATTTTTCGATTAAAGAGTCGCCCGCTTTTGCTTGCATACCAAATTCAAGTAAAGAGTTTTCCTCTTTTCTTTTATCGTTTAGTTTTTTCTTTTCTTCTGTTAGTGTTTGAGTGTTTTTTATTTCTTTTTTCATTAAAACCTCATTAGAGGCATCTAATCTAGCTTTGTTTTGGTATAAAATATATGATTTTTCTTCCATTTGCAAAGCTATTTTTTTTCTTTCGTTCTCATTGTCACGAGAATAAACCCTGCCTAAAGGTGTAATTCTAACATCTTTTAATAGCTCTTTGTTTCTATCAGACAATGCTTTTATTTCTTCTTTAATTTGTAATATACCAGCTTTAGCAAATGTATTTCTACTTTCAGCTGTAATTTTTCTTTGGGTTTCACTCATTTTAGAGTACTCCTCGTTTTGTCTTTTTAATTCATCGGTATAAGCTACATTTATACTGTTTTTATATAAATCTTTTTGCGAAATAATCAATTTATTTAAAACCAATAAAGCGTTATTAATATACCCAATCATATTAACAAAAAACTTAGATACCTGACTGTCACCACTTGTAATTATTCGGATAAATTCTACCCACGAATTGCTTAATCTTGTTTGTGCAGCCGCTAAAGTTTCAACTCTATTTTTATTTTCAATTCCGTATGCTTTCTCCAACTCTTTAGCAAATTTTGGCAATACTTCTGAGGCTAATACTTTTCCATCTTTCATTAATTTAGCTAATCCTTGTTCAGTAGTACCCATTGCTTTTGCCATAATCCCAAATGCACCTGGTAAAGCCTCGCCTAATTGACCTTTTAACTCCTCAGCCGATACAGTCCCTTTAGACATCATTTGATTTAAAGCGTTAAACGCTCTATCCTGAGCATCTAATGACAATCCCATAAAACCAGCTGATTTTGCTACACTTTCAAAAATTCCTTGTATTTCTTTACCGCTAATCTTATCTTTTGCTGATACATAGAATTGCGTAAATTGTTTAGTAAGTGCGTTTAATTCAATACCGTAAGACTCAGATATTCTAGTTAAAAACACTTGGCTTTCAGCAAGATTTTTATCGGTTTCTGTTACTTGTTTTAAAGCAAGATTTAAACTTTCAATTTCTTTTGTTGTGTTAAATATATCTTTTGTAATAGTAGCAAATAATGCAACACCGCCAGCGATACCAAAAGCACCAATTAAATCTTTTCCTAGTCCTATCGTACGCTCTCCTGTTCTATTCCATCTACCTACTGCTTTGTCAGCTTCTAATACTTTGCCTCTATACTTATCAAATTCACGTGTAGCAACTCTTAATTCTCTATCGAACTCTCTTTGTGTTTGCGTTGCAGTTCTGCCTCGTGCGATTAAGTCTTGAACAGCTCGCGCGCTTTCAGCTTCTTTTTTAGAAAGTTGTAAATAAGCACTATTTAAGTTACGTACTGCGTTGGCTTGTTTTTCTTCTTCTTTGGTTAGTCTGTTTTTTACTGAGGCTAATTTTAAAGCCGTGTTTGCACTTGAAACTTGAGTAGCGTTGTTGCTTCTTAGTTCTTGGTTTAATTTAATAGAAGCATTCAACCTATCTTTTTCAACTTTAGTCAAAGTTTCAGTTGATCTCGCTAAAGAATCTATTTTTTGCTTTGAGTTATCTAAAACCTTTACATACTCGCTCGGAGTCTTTGCAAACTCTTTATTATATTTTTGTACGGCTTGTGCGCCCAATTCCAATTTATCGACGTGGCTATCGAGTTCCTTATTTAGC